TAGAAATAGTGTATAATATAGTAAATTATTTTTAAGGAGGAATTAAAATGAAAAAATTACTAATCGTTTTAACTGTATTGATTCTAGTTGTGAGTTGCGGAGAAGAACAGGGAGATAATTCTAAAGCAGAATCAACAAAACAACAACAAGTGGAAAACAACAATTTAAATTATGAAGTATTGAAAAATTCAAGAGATACAAGTAATTTGACTAAAAAAGAAAACACAATAGATATATTAGTTAAAGATAATATTTCTGAAGAGAATCTCAAAGAAGTGATGAGAAAAGCAGGAAAAGAGCAAATAAAAGATGCAGATATTCTGTTTATTCGTGCTTATGGGGATAAAAGGTTCTTTAATCTTGGTGGTGAAACACACGGAATGGTAACCTATTATCCTGATGGAACTGTGAAAGATGAGACTTACAGAGCCAAAAAAGAAATTCCAAGCGATAAAGAAAAAGATATTTATATTGATTATTCAAAAACACTTCATGAAACTTTAAAAGCAAAAGGGAATTATACTAAACAAGAAGAAGAAAATATTGAAGAAGAAATCAATAAAAAAATAGCTAAGAAATATGGAATTTCACCAGAAGAAGTAGAAAAAATCTTTGATAAAGTTGTTATTTATCAGAGTATGTAGCTTATTTGAAAAAATTTTTAAAAAAAGTTCTTGACTTTTCCGTACGAAAATGTTATTATTAATTATCGTACGGAAGAGGTGAGAATATGAAAGACAAAATTATGAAAAAAGTAAATTTTAATAAAGGAGGTGCGGGAGGATATACTCCAAGAATAACATTAAATAGTAAATGGGTTGAAGATATGAGTATAACTAGAGAAGATAACGAAATAGAAGTAAGTTACAATAAAGAAACAAAAGAAATAGTTATAAAAAAAGCAAAATAAAAAATCCCCTCTCTCGTAACGAAACGAAAAAGAGGACATATAGTATAATGTATCTCACCAATACTATTATACTATATATTCTCTTAAAAAACAAATATTTTAGGAGGAAAATTTTATGAACAAAGAGCAACAATTTGCATTATCAGAAAGACTTCTTGAAGAAAGAGAAGGGAAGCTAAAAACTGTGAAAGAAGAATTTTGGAAATATTTTGACGTGATATTTGAAAGTAAGATACTTGAACAACACGGAATGAAAAACTTTAAGTTTGAAAGTACAATAATGGAATACGAAGATATATTAAAAAGAGAATTTTTCGAAGCAGGAATAATGGCAGAAAAAACAAATCAAAACATATAGTATAATGGAGGATAAAAGAATGAATGAATTACAAGTAATTGATGAAAGAGAAATCTTGGGAAAAAGATTTAGAGTGTACGGAGATTTTGAAAATTTATTGTTTTTAGCAAAAGATGTTGCAGAATGGATTGATTATAGTAAAAAATCAAATGGAAGTTATGATGTAAACAGTATGTTAAGAATGGTAGATGAGGACGAAAAGCTGATACGGAAAATTTTCGTATCAGGTCAAAACCGTAATATGTGGTTCTTAACTGAAGATGGATTTTACGAAGTCTGTATGCAAAGCACAAAATCTAATGCAAAAATTTTTAAAAAAGAAGTGAAAAAGATTTTAAAGACAATCAGAAAAACAGGAAAATATGAAGAGAAGAAAAAACCTCTTACACAGGCTGAATTAATTTTACAGCAGGCACAATGGATGGTAGAAGCTGAAAGCAGAATTAATAACATCGAGAACAATGTAATTGGACTCGCAAACACTATTGAGGATAACGACAAGAGCATAAAAAGATTGGAAAACAATCAAAGAAGAACAGTAACAAGCAACCATTTGACAGTAATAGCCTATGCTAATATAAAAGGAATAAAGCCAAAATCATACCACGCACCTTCTATAGGAAAGAAAGCGACTAAGATATGCAGGGAAAAGGACTTATTGATAGGAACAACGGTTGATAGTCGATATGGACTAATAAATACTTATCCTGTTGAAGTTCTGGATGAAATATTTTTTGAATAGTAGTAGAAAATTTACTAGACCAAATTGAAAATTAAATAGAAACATTAAATCACAGTCATTAATTTGATTGTGATTTTTTTGTTACAAAAAAATGATAAGGCAGGTGGTTAAATTGATTGAAACATTAAAAGCAGGAGAAGTAAGTGCGATAGATTCAAAAACTGGAAAAGTAAGAGTTCTGTTAAAGGGCGATGACGATAAAACAACGGACTGGCTTAATGTGTTAGTTCCTTATTCTGAAAGCCACAGTGATAATTATACACTTGGACTAGGACAAACTGTTTACTGCTTATTCTTTTCAGAAATGCCTGAACAAGGAGTTGTGCTTGGTTGTCCTATGCGTGGTGCTTCTAGTAGTGAAAGTGAAGTAAAAAGAACTTTTTCTGATGGTGGAAGCTGGAGCTATGATAAAAACACGTTGACTTTGAATATTAAAAAAATTGTGATTAACGGAGATTTGGAAGTCAGCGGAACTACAAAAACTGGCGGAAGCATTAATCTTAATACACATACACATGGTGGCATTATGATTGGCGGAGACAAGACAGGAGGACCTGAATAATGATAGGAAGTCTCGGAGATGTAATATTTGAAGTGTCTGACAAGAAAGTATTTTCAATCAACAATCAGATAAATAGATCATATAAATCTAAAATATCTGAACACAACCCAATATACGGACCCGGCATGTTAAGACATCAAGGCAGAGAATTAACGGAAATAACTTTTGGAATTACATTGATTTCTTCATTATTACAAGAAACAACACCATCGGAACAGCTTGATAAAATAAAGACTATGTGGGAATTTGGAGAATATGGTTATTTAACATTAGGAGGACAGACATTTGGAGCTTTTCCGTTTTTGATAATAGATATGAGTGAAAAGAATTCTTATTTCAACAGAGAAACTTCCGAGTTTGATTATATAAATTTAGACCTGACGGTAAAGGAATATATAGATGATCCTAAAAAATATAATCAGATAATAGAACAGTTAAAAGCTCAAAAGAAAGAGCAGGAAGAGCTTGTTGAAGCAGAAGCTGTGAATATTGAAGTCGAGCAGAAAACAAAATTACAGGAATTTGCGGAAAAAGTAAAAAATAAAGTAGATAGCACGCTTGAAAAAGTAGATAAAGCTATTCAAATCGCAGAAAATAAGAAAAAAGAAATACTGAGCCAGCTTGAAAAAATCAAAAAAGATGCCAAAATTGATGAACTGATGAATTTAGTAAGGGCTGGGACGATTGCAGCGGATAAGGTTAATGAAATGATTGATTATGCTAAAAACTTTTCTGAAACCGACAGACAGATCTTGTTAAATTTTTTAAGAAATCAGATTGGAGGTAAATAATGATATATGTTTCATCTAACGAAGAAATTAATTACGCTCCAAAAAATTATGTTGAGGAAGTTGTAACAAATGTTGGAATGCTTTTAAGAGTTTGTAAGGAAGAACAGCCACTTAACCGTGATTTCAGTTTTGATAGTGACTTGATAGATAAAAACATAAACGTTGTGGAAAATAAAATAATGTCTCAGTTGCTTGAGATGTTTAGAAAATATGAGCCGAGGGCAATTTTAAAAACCACAGAAATAAAAATGATAGATAAACACAATAATGATTTTGATATTGAACTGGGAATTGAGGTGATAAATATTGGATAATTTTGAGGAATACGAAGCGATAGACAGCGATGCTTGGGAAATAAAAAGGGATATGATAGACAAATTTCAGGAATTGAGTGGAAGAACTCTGACTGAAGCAAGTCCGGAAACATTAATTTTTAGTACAGTTGCTTATCAGTTGGCATTGCTTGAAGAGAAATATAATGATGATATTAAGCAGAATTATTTGAGATATGCAAGAAATGAAAGGCTTGACCTGAAAGGAGAAATCTATGGGAACAGAGGTAAAAGGCTGGTAGAACAGCCCGCAATAGCAACTTTCAGATTTTATATATCTAGTGTTCAAGCAACTGACACAGTTATCCCAAAGGGGTCAAGAATACGTTACAATGAGCTTTATTTTGAAACAAATGAGGAATATAAGATATTAAAAGGAAATCTGTCAGTTGACGGAAAAGCTACATGTAATACACTTGGAATTATTGGAAACGGTATCCCAGTAGGACAAATAAAGGATATGGTGGACATTTATCCAAATTATTCAAAAGTAGAAAATATCACGGAAAGCAATTCAGGAACAAATGAAGAAGCGGACGAAAGCTACAGGGAAAGAATAAGGGAAATTCCTGAATCTTTCACAACAGCTGGGAGTTCAGGAGCTTATACATTCTGGACTAAAACAGCAAGTACAAATATTATTGATGTAAAAGTTCATTCTCCTAGTGCTACTAATGTAGATGTGTACATTTGGACAGATACTGGCACAGTAAGTCAAGAACTTAAGGAAAAAGTAAAGGCAGTACTCAATGAAGAAAATGTAAGACCACTAACTGACAATGTAAATATTAAAGAGCCAAACAAAGTCAACTATTCTATAGATTTTGACTACTATATTGATAAGGATAATGAAACTCTTGTAAATATAATAAAATCTAATGTTGACAAGACTATACAGGAGTTTATCAAATGGCAAAAAGAAAAGATAGGCAAGGATATTAATCCAGATGAACTGATTAAAAGATTAAAAATTGCTGGAGTAAAAAGAGCGGTACTAAGAAGCCCTGTATTCCAAAAATTGAATTTTAACCAGGTTGGAATAAATAACAGCATAACAAGTAACTATCAAGGAGTTGAAGAGTTATGATAACTGTACAAGATTTAAAATTAACTGACATTGCCGCAAAATCGACTCTTACAGATAAAACAACAAAATGGATATATGAATCAATAGATTATGCAATAAAACAGCAGAAAAACAGAATAATAAGTAAATTTTTTCTTGGTATTGATAAATTAAGTGAAACAGAAATTGATTATTTATTGTGGGAATATCACGTAGATTATGTTGGAGAAAATACCACTATTGAGAATAAAAGGAAACTTGTAAAGATGGCAGTCGTAGCGCATTTTAATAAAGGGACTTTAGGAAGCGTAAGAGCAATCTGCAAAATCCTATTCAGAAATGCCAAAATAAAGGAATGGTTTGAATATGGAGGCAGACCGGGATATTTCAAAATATCTACTTTAGGTGATTTAAAGGATGAAAAGGATTATCTGAAAGTTCTTGATGTTGTAAACGAATACAAGAATGAACGTAGCTGGCTGGAAGCGTTGACGTTTGAAAGAAGCTCAAATTTGGGTAAATATGTAGGAATTTTTTATGAAAAACAAATAATTAACATTCTGAACGAGAGGGATTTTGAGCTTCCTTGGATGGAGCAAAAATTAAATCAAGGAATTGTAAATGTAGTAGTAAAAGAAAATAATTTAGGAATAAGATAGGAGGATGGAATGGCTAATTATATTGGATGGGAAATAACAAACAAGGGGAGAGAGCTTATAGCAAGAGCCGTAAATAACGAAACCAAAATAAATGTTACAAAATTCAAGATTGGAGCAGGATACAATACAGGAAATGATAGAGAACTAACAGATTTGATTGACAAGAGAAACGAATTTCCAATAAATTCTTACGAGAGAAAAGATAACGGAAACGTGGAATTTACATTTGTCGTTTCCAACAAAACTGGAAGTGGAACAAGTGCGATAGCAAATTCTTATAAAATTTCTGAAATGGGAATATATGCCCAAGATGATTCAGGAACAGAAATTTTATATGCATACAATAAAGGAACGGATGGTGACTATATCCCAGTTTACAATGGGAAAAATGCAATTGATATTATTGAAAAATGTATCATTGTAATAGACCAGGCTGCAACTATAAATGTAACGATAGACAATTCGCTAACATATTTAACAAGAGAGTCGGCAGACAGAAAATATTTAGAAATACAGGCATTAGCAAAAATAATTGGAATGGAATTTGGCGGAAACATACAGGATACCGGTAACAAAGTTAAAGGGAAATTTTATTTTGATAGCGTGACTAAATTTTATTACGAGTGTATAGAAAATACTAACCTGACTTATAACGAAAGCTCAAAATTCAGAGCTATCTCCAACAAGCCACTTTCAGACAAATTAGAAAATTTATACGAAGTTATACCAGGATCCTTAAACGCGAGTCAGATTGCTGGCTTTTCTTCTGCAACATTATACAAGAAGGCTGGAATAGTCTTCTTGAACATAGACGATAACCAAAGGCTAAATGG